AGCTGAATCTAGCAAACATATTATTGTTCGAGGTGTTTCCAAGAGTTGTTTCTGTTGTGTACGATGGAATATAAACAGCCATGAAGACTGTCATTTCGTTCAATGTTATTGCTGAAGTAAAATTTACAAAGTCAGATGTTCCGTCAAATGTTAAATATCCATTTTCGATTGTTGGCTCAGCTGAGTCTAGCGTTTGAGTTCCGTTGTTGTTCTGGTCACTTTGGTCCGTCCATTGTATTCCGTCACTTGTTGCAGCTAATGAGGTTGCAAATTTATAGTGAAGAACAAGTCCGCTGATACTGTTTAAACTAAAAACATCGGTTGGAAGGCTTGAAGACTGTTCTTCAACAATTAAAATCAATCCTTCTTTTCTTCCTATTTCTTGGATTGATTTAATAAACCAGTCTTTTGAATTGTATCTAATAAAATAATTTGGAGAGAGATCAATGTTTGTAGTATAACGAATTGTCATTTTTGCTGGGCTTGTTCCAACAAAAGTATCGGCATCATATCCAGCCTTCCCTTGTTTAAATTCAAAACGAGCAAAAACATTGGCAATAGTTGTTGAAGTCCTTACCTTTTCGCCATAAGTATTCTGCGTGAAAGTGGCTTGTTTTATTTCAACGAGTCTATCTAGTTTACCTATCAACATTATCCTTGTACTCTATAAGGGTTTAAAAGATATTCAACTGTCTTTGGAATTGTTGTGGCAATAGTTCCAGTCACAACGTCTTGACGTATTTCGTA